CCCCTGATGCATCGATGTCCATTGAACCGGCAATGGTTAATGCCGTATTAAATGAACTTCCACCAATACATACACGTTGGTCGTTACGTCCTTTTATAATTGAATTCCCGGACGAACCGACAACCCATAACGCATAGGCAGTATCATCTTCTGTTGTTCCCTTAACGTGCAATGCGCCACTTGGAGTGGTTGCGCCAATACCTATTCCGACAAGTCCTCTGCTACCCGTCGTTCCTGCACCACCTGTAATTATCATTGTCGGTACATCAGAATAAGTCCCAAGACCAATAGAATTGTTTAAGCTATTTACATTTTGCGTTCCACCTGAAGCATAACCTGTACCAATCATCATAGAATCGCTACCTGTTGCGCTAACTTGCCATCCAATTGATACTGATTGCGAACCACTCGATATTGTTTTTTCACCGATACCAATAGACGAGGCTCCAATTGTTGTTCCAAAATTAGAGGTGTAACCCAACGCTATATACCTTGTTCCTCTTGTAGTACCTGCATTAGCAGCATACCAACCAATCGCGATTGAACCTGCTGTTGTGGCTTTTGCAAAAGCCCCAATCGCTGTTGCAGCATCGCCTCCATTTGCCTCAACATATCCAATCCCAATGTTGTAGTTCCCTGTCGAGCCGACTAAAGGGGCATAGCCAATAGCAACTGCATAATCGCTTGTTGCTGTTGGAGCGTAACCGATACCAACTGCTGTTGCGCCTGTAACATTACTTGCGTAGCCTATCTTTATTTTTGCAGTATTGACGGCAGACGAGATTTCAACATCATTTGAATAAACCAATACGCCATCATTTCTGAAATGGAAATATTTTGTATTATCGGAGTTCCTGAATTTTGCAATAAATTTAGTTACATCATTAGTTGCGCCATTAATAGTTAATCGTGAATCGGCATAAGGACTTGAATTTGCAATCCCAACTCTGCCATCTCCACTATCTGTTGTTACGGTAAAGTATTCGCCATCAGAATTATTTAAAACTTTAAAATTGGTTGTATTAGTATTCGCACCGGCATCAATCGTAATACCATGTGTCATTGTAATCGTTGCGGACGAATTAGTAATCCTTGTTTCACCCTCAACGCGCAATACAACACCTGTTACAGGAGCAGCTCCTATTCCAAATTCACCAACTGAATTAACTCTCGAAACATAGCCTCCTGCAGTTGTTGCTATCTCAAAAATATTAGTACCCGAAATTCCCTTTATATGTAGCGTAGCAGTTGATGAAGTATCAGAATACCCAAAGCCAACTTTTTGTTTAAAAAAGCTACCATTAGAATTAGTAGATATGTACGCTTGACTGACAGCCGCGGAATCGTACATGTCCAAATAAACATCAGTTGATCCGTTTTGTCTAAAATCGAATGATGCGTTATTATTGTTAGCTCTGAACATTGCAATACCACTTGTTCCAGTAAGCAATCCCCTTGCATACAAACCATAACCACCGCCTGCTAAATTGCCTGTTGTTCCAATGCTCAAACAGCCATCTGTCGAAAATTGATACCTTGTTGTACTTGAATTAACAAACTCGAGCGCACTATTAAAGTCAATAGTACTGCTCATGTAAATAGTACTTATCCTTTTACTTGCGCTACCAATTTCACTTCCTGTTGTTACAGGCACAAGGTTGTTGCCTATCAATTGCCATGATCCAAACTCAACAGCACTTTCTCCGTTTTCAACTTTTAAAATTTTATTAGCATGACCTACATAGTTGCTCGGAGTATCGCCAAGCGATCCGGCAAAATTAATATTGCCAATAGTAGCAACCTCTTTCCATGCGTTTAGATTATCAGTAAACCACAACGATTGAGTTGAACTGTCATAAACTTGCAACCCGGCTCTTAATCCTGAAATAGCAGTCCTTTGACCGCTTGTCATTCCGGGCAATCCGAATGCTTTAGTGGTTGAAATTAACCCGAATAAAGCTCCTGCAACATCGCCTGCAGCACCAATTGCTATGTTAGAATTAGCGTTGTCCTCGAATATCAATGACTGCACTAACTTAGTACCATCGTTTGAGTATCTCGGTAAATACCCTGCAGTTCCACTTACGCCAAGCGTTGCACGTAAGTTAGTTTGTGTCATTTTACGGCTTTCAAAATTACCACCGCCAATGTCAACCGATACGTCGATTAAATCGCCGTCACTAAGTACGGTTTCAGCATTTGGGTATTGTGAGATTTTTCCTGCCATTTTTTATTCAATTATTTTGGTCGTTCCATCTTCCATTAGTTTGATGGTTCCGTCCTCCATTAATTTTGCACCTGTCGGTATTGTTTCATAAATACGTGATGTTATCGCAAATTTATTAAAATTTTGCAACAAAGTATTATCAATTAATGCCTCACCTTTAAAAATATTTCCAACCTGAGTAACGACAACCTTATCGGATAAGTCAACAGACAGCCATTGGCTATCTGTACTTTTTGGTCGCTTACTCGAAATCCTCGTGGACACAAATTGTCCTCCATTCTCAAACGGCTCAAGCCTCAATAATATAACAACATTACTTAAACTCGGTGGTGAACCGAACATACTATCCCACTCGAACTCTGCAATAACCTTTGTTTTATCGAATCCAAGTATGTACTCATTAAGTCCGGATATTAGCTGATTGTTACTTAAGTCGTATGTCTTAATGTTCTCGTTTATCCATTTCGCATTAGAATTATAATCAACCAATGCAAAGTTGTTATTGAACTCGTACTCCTGATTGATGCCGTTGATGCTAACAATCATTGATGTTCTTACATACAAGTTAGCATTTCTCCACCACTCCTCATTCAGACCATTATTCGGCTCAGCGATATCGAACAATGATGGATTAGCTGCCAAGTTTTGAACCCAATACTCCCACCGATTAATAAAAGGATAATAAACATCGTAATAGCTTACAGGTGGCGCATCTGCCGGAATATCCCTCTTTGCTGTAAAGAACGGCAGCCTTTCAGTCAATGGAGCTTTGTAAGGTACAGGTAATGATAAGTCAACAAATTCAATGTTACTAACAATAGGAGCGTTCAGCACGTCCAATTCCCTCTCCTGCAAAACATATTCATTCATTCCAACAACAGCAACAATTCTCCCGACTATCTTTTTAATTGATACCGGGAATGTAGTTGTTGACAAGTCAACCTTAAGTCTTGAATAAGCAATTATCTCATCTTCGGTAAATGATGTTAATGTTGTTGAGCCATCAATCGGATCCTGTGCCGGGTGTTCAATAAACTTAAAATCGTCCTCAGTAACCAATCCGGTAACACCAAGATTTACATAGTAATCATTGAAGTCAACCAAAAGAGAAACGCCATCGCTGTTCTCGGATGCGCCAACAACTTGTGTATAAACTGCAATTAAGAACTTTTGGTCTGTCATTGCGCCAATACGATTGTAAACGGCAGTCGGCAATTCAACATTAAATTTCACCTCGACTTCACTTGCGTTCAGATGCGTAACACTAAACTGCTTTATTCCGTTGCTAAAATCACCATCGGCAGCAGCCTGATTCAACACCCTTTTAACTCTATCAAACGAGAAATTGTATTTAAAATCAGTCGTTGTATTTTGATACTCATCGTCCTCTTGCGGCACATTTATTAAATTGATAACAAAATTATTTGGAGTTACCAATGTAAAAGGACTATCAACAGTATTTTTTATCTTAAATTTTACCTCTGTAAATATGGTATCGGAAAGGTTTATACCGGGAATAATTGCATTATCAGATAGCCTTTTGTATTGTAAATTATCTATGCTGTAATTGCTTATCCCGGTATTGTTATTCTCATTAAACCATCCTGTTGCCCCAAGCTCAGAATCAAATGTTATTGATTGCACCCTTGTAACATCAGTTGCATTTCTTTTAACATCGAGCCTAAAGATATATTTAAGACAATTATTGTTAAAGAAGTATGTAGGTGGCGTGTTTACATCGTCGTTTTTGGTAAAGAAAGGTGTAATCCAAAAGTCATGTTCAACAACGCCAGTCGATTTGAATGTTGCAGACGGTATGCCAATCCCAATCTTTGCCTCACCAAGCAACCAAGCCTTTGAAGTTCCAAGTGCAGTCATGCTTGCCGGAGCAAAAACAATATTGTCCTTTGTGAATTTCTGAGTGCTTCCATCAATCAATGAATCAAATGATGGTTGATCGCTATTCTCGACAAGATTATAAAAATAATCAGCACTTGTATATGTTGCAGCTAAATAAATTGCAGCAGTATTTGAAAGTTCAGGAACAAAGCCACCGCCAACCCTTATTGTGTTGTCGTCAATCTTTATGATGTTGGTATATGTGCCATTGTTTGAAGTCGTACCTTGAACAAGTATGTTATCGCCATTTACAAAATCAGCAAAAAAATTAGAGCCATTAACATCTACAATGTAATCACCGCTCGGAAATCCTGTCGGCGCAAATTCAATTTCACGATTAACTGTTGCAATTGCAAATGTGTGTATCTCGAACAAAACATTAGTTTTCATTTTAAAGAAAACATTGCCATGCAGATAACGAACACCAATCGCGTTTGTTATATCTGTATTAATTACAATCCCTGTTATAGTTACCGGCATTACAAACCTTTTATTTTATTCTGTAAATTGTTAAGCTCCTTATTAAGTTCTTTAATTTTAATATTTGCCTCTGCATTTATCTTTTCAAAATCCGTTATTATTTCAGGATTTTCTTTTGACAAAGTTAACAAATTATCATGCATGTCTTTTGTCATTTGCATAAGTCCTGCAACAAAATCATCGGCACTTTTCTTAAAATTAGTATCCTTTTGGTTCACTTGTTGTTAATTTTAAATTGTTTGTATATAATTTATTTATCCTATATTCAATGTCCGCTTTCTGATCCCAAATATTCCACTTCAAACTTTCAATTTTCGCAATACTTCCATCAGGTGCAATTATTTTGTTACCATTCTTAACAAGCAAATAATCGTCAAAACAAAAAGGCGCATTCTCTATTCGCTTTCTTATCCATTGATTTGCATTAGGAAGTGCAGCACTCGGAGCAAAGCTATTTATAAAATGATAATTGTCATATAAATACTTAGCTGCTAATTGTGTTTGATTGTTTGCGTTTAATTTATTGCCACGATTAGTTCCTCCAACGTCAATCAACATCATCTTTTGAACCATTACGGCATCATTCTCAAGCACCATCATTCCTATTCGGTCATTAATTATCTGCCCAAAGTTAATTGCCTGTATCTTTTTAATCGGATTAAGCTTAATATTTACCTTAATCCCGATAAGATTAAGCACCTTTTTAATGCTGTTTAGAGCCTTTGCAATGCCATTAACAACGCTTATCATGCCGTTAACAACCTTAATTAATCCGTTCATGATGCCGGAAACACCGGTTAAAAATACATCGACTATCTTTTCGGGCAACGTCAAAGAAGTTTTTGCCCTCGCCAAAGCAAAAGGAATTGTTACATTCTCATAATTCTGAATAAGCACCATGTCCTTGTTGGTAACTTTTATCGGTGTTTGCTGCACTTGGTATGATGTGCCTTTATAATTCTGAATCGTATTCTTATCGTTAACGTCAACTAAGAATTCAATCAATAAATTCGATTTAATTTCACTCGCATTGGTTCCAAATGTAGGCGAATATAAGTCAGGTATTTTATAAATAGCTCCTGAGGTATTAAAGTCCTTTCTCTCAAATATCAGCTTGCCGTTTTGCATTATAATCTTTGCATTGAACGCAGACTTTAAGGCTCTCAGTAAATCGCCAAACGTACCCTCGTAATATCCCACCTGTTTAGTTTTGTCGAACTTCAAAAACCCAAGTATTCTGTTGTCTTTTGGATCGGGTGGGTTCTCAAGTTTGCGAGGTAAAATGAAAAGCTTATCCCAATTAGGTGCTAACAAAGTTGATTGAAAAGTCAATCCAAGATATTGGCAGGCAGAATTGATTAAGTCTTTAACATACATTCCGGAATGATACTTTACAGGTTGTATAAGCAAATCCAAAATATCTTTTATTAGCTTTACAAGTGAAATGATTAATGTAATTAAATAGAGTATCAGAAATGCAGCTCTTAAAGCCTCGCTTGGTGCGCTGAACGGATTAGCTGCAGCACTTACCAAGCCTGCCAACTCTGCCGTTGCCTTTTTAATTTGCTCAGCAATAAATATAGTTGCAATAGAAGCAATCAAAGCATCTTTGTAATTAGGAACGGAATTAATTACATACGGAACAGCGATAAATTTTGTATCGGGCAAAAAGCCGGTTATTTCATGTAGGTATTCAAAAGTAAAGCTGTCTGCAATCGTGTTAAGCCACTCTATTTTCCCCTTCTCCTCAGAACCACACTCAACTTCCTCGCAGGAAATAACTGTGTCATCGTCAACGAGATTTAAGTATTGTTCAAATTTTACGGAATTATTACCATCGGAAACAACAATATCAAATGGTATGCCTTCGAAGATACCTACTCCATTGTTTAACCCATCGTTAAAATGCTTGTTAATCTCATCAGCATTCTCGTCGGTAAACCTCCATTTGTTTGTTGACAATTTAGCATCGGGAGAATCCCTGTCGAAATTCAATTCAATAGCCAACTCCTTATGATTAATCGGAGTAACGCTCTTATTGTTTATGAAGTAATCAACCCTTTGCATTAAATACGTGGCTTTCTAAGTACCGTTCTTATTGTTCTTTTGTTGCCATTAGCAATCAATGTTTCAACACGCTCATCGTGGCTATTCCAATCAATCTTTACTTGAGTTTGAGTTCGCAACGACTTATTAATTTCTTTAAGCTCTTTTAAGGCTTGATAGTTCGATTGACTTTCCGGTACAACCTCAGCATTTTTATTTACCCATTCGTTTACTTTTCCATCATTCATTGCTGTTGCCAATCCTTTATACATTTTAGTGCCTCTTGCCGTAACAACCGACTCCCCTTTTGATAGCCATGCCGGGATGCTGTCGCTCGTTTCCGTTCCCGGACCATTCAAGTTCTCAACCCCTGATGCAAATGCGTTGCTAAAGCTCTCGGCAAGTACAGTTAATGCAAATGCTTTGGCTATTGCAGCTCCTGCTTCGCTCGGATTCTTTGCCCCCTCTAATGATGCGATAACAGATTTTAAAAATATTTGTCTTTTCTCTCTGCGCTCCTGCTCCTCTTGCAAACGTTTCTTTTCAAGTTCAGCCTCAGCCAACTTTTGCTTTTCAAATGCCAACGTATTGCTTAAACCCTGCTTGGCAAGCTCCTCTTGCCTATCAATGTTTTTCTCCCGGCTCTTAATCTCGTCATCCAACTGCTTAATTTCAGCTTGTTTCCGCTTGTTTATTCCCTCAATTGTTTTGTCGGTTAACTCTTTGATTGTTTTGAGCTGTTCTTTCCGGCGTTCCTCTCGCTTCTTTTCATTCTCTTTTTCGGCATCTTCACGCTCTTTCAATGCTGTCTTTTCGAGTTCTGCAATTTTCTTAAGCGCATCCTGTCGGCTCTTTAAAGCGTCATCCGATTCCTTTTTTCTCAACGCCTCTTTATCTTTTAATAATTCGTCCTCAGCTTTTTTAAGTTTATCGTAATAATCTTTATTCAATTTATACAAATCCTGTAAAAGTTTCTCCTCAATCAATGCGATTAATTGAGCCTGTAACTTTTTGTCGGTAACGGTATTTTTAACATCCTCAATCCTGCGCTTTGCATCGAGCTTCAATCGCTCTTGTTGGCGAATATTATCATCTGCGATAAGGCTATTTTGCAAATCTTCAATTTCCTGATTTGCTTTTTTAATCATTTCGAGATACTTTTTATATTCCTCAACAGCTTTTTTTCGCTTCTCCTCTTGTTCCTTTTTGAAATCTTCGGTCTGTTTAGCGCTTAACGCTCCGAATTTTGCATTAAATTCCTCCTCCAAAAGCAGCCTTGTCGAATTAAACTGAGTTGTTTGCACCTTTGCTTTATCGAGAAATTCCGAATAATCTTTAAATGTTCCGGTGAAACTGTCCTCGAGGTCTTTTTCAAGTTCCTTTAAATCAGCATCAGTTAATCCAAGCGCATTTTGTATACCTTTCTTTTGATTTCTGAAAGCAGTAGCCGACACATCAAAGTCCTTTAATAGTTGTTTAAGTCCTGCAAGCCTTGACTTATTTAAATCGGTTAATTTACTGTCAAACTCATCAAACAATCCAATCGACTGCGCATCGAAGTCGTTTAGTTTGCCTTGAGATTTTAAAATTTCAGTATTTAATTTTTCAATACTTCCTCTAAGTTCATTGCGTTTGTCGATTTGCTCCTGAATAACATCGTTGTTTGTTTGAATTGCAGCTGTATTGTCACCCCAAAGCTTTGAGTTTTCATATAGCCAATATCCAACCGCAGCAAGTGCTGCTATTAAAGCTGTAAATGGATTTGCAATTAAAGCTTTTCCAACATTTAGAAGTGCGCTGCCAAGACTTTTTAATCCACCTAATACCTCAGCGAATGAAATCGACTTAACAACAGCAGCAAATTGTTGTGCTTTCTCTGCAGCACCTTTAAAATCAAGGTCGGCAATATCACTACCTATTTGGCTAAATAAATTCTTTGCCTGTGTTGCCTTTGATTCGGTTGCAAAAGCCTTAGTCGCTGCCTTAGCATCGTCAATTTTATCCTTTAATTCCCCTGCTTCTTTTGCTACCTGATTAAACCTGTCGGATCCGGGTGTTAATTGCTGTAATTCCTTCAACAAACCCTGAAGTTGTCCTCTGTAATCACCAACATTTCGTTGAAATTGTCCGGCTGTTTTATCAATATCCTTAAGCTCATTGTCAAGTTTATTAACAGAAACAGCCAACTGATCAAACTCTTTTTGCTGCGTATCGGATAATTTAACACCCTGTGCAACTAACGTCAAATAATCTTTGTACCTGTTTCTTAAAATTATTAACTCGGTGCTCGTCTTTTTATAAGCACCGGTTGCAGAACTTTGAACAGTAGCCTCAAGTTTTGTTTGTCGATTTACTTCTTGTTTCTCAACATTCAATTTTGCAAGCTCAAATGCCTCTTGCTTACGTGCGACAATTATAGCATCCTCAGTTTTTTTAATTGCTTCCTGAGTTTTTGCAAGCTGCTTAGTAACTCCATCGAGTTCTGCAACATCTTTACTATACTGTTTTACGTCACCTGTTGATTTTAGCGGATTGCTTTTTAGTGATGTTGTAAATTCTTTTCCAATTCCCTTAAGCTCAACATTTATTTGCTTCAATGAAACAAGCAATGATTCGGCACTCGCAATGGTGTCTTTGAACACATCCTTTTCAACAATGTCGGTTGATTTTATCTGCTTAGCCATTCTTTAAATGTAAGTAAAATTCTTTAACAGTCATTTGCTTTTTGTCAATCAAAAATCCAAGTTTTCGTTCCAACATTACAACGGTTTTATTGTAATCTGCCTCAGTAACCGGGTATTTATTCTTAAACTCAACCTCATCAATCTCGACAAACGTCAACAAACTTTTATCCTCTTTCCTAAATGCGTCAAATCTTGCTATCTGTATCTTGCCAAGTGAGCGTATATAGTTTCTGTAATTCTCATCAACCCCAAAGTAATTAATATACGAATCGTAACAATCCAATAAAGCCTGTCTTGAAATATCATTCTCCTCAATTTTTGAAAAGTCATTAGAAATAAATAAATATTTCGTGTCTTTTGTTTCATTTGCTTTTATCCAATTCCACAAAGGTAAATACTCAATATCATTCCAAACCTTTAAAGATTTGAGATTTTGTTTTTTCAATAAAAGTTTTTTGAGTTTCAATGATAATTTCATCTTTATTTTCTTTAGTCCATCCAAGAATATCATTTCCGTAGCGATCAAATAACCCCTTATCCTCATCATCTGCCCCAATCATGTAATCTAAGTCGCTCGAAAATATTAATACAAAAGTATCATAAAATTCGCCTGTATCCTTTAATGTTGTTCTGTCAATTGGCTGATTTTTTCTCCTTTTTACGACAACCGTATTTGCTGAGTACGGCACAAGCCTGTATCCATTCGCATCAATACCCTGATAAAATAATTGGTCGAGCCTGTTTTTATCTAATACATATTGCTGAAACCGTTTTTTTTCATAAATATCAATTAAGATATTTTCCCGGTTTAATTTACCAATATTCTTACATAGCTTTATCAGACTTTCCATAACAAAAAACCCCCATTTACTTGGGGGTCTTTTTAGTTGTTTTTATGTGCTTTATTAGCTTTTCCTTTTTGTCCTCGTAATTTACTGAGGCTGTTCCTGCAAGTTGCCTATAAGCATCCTTTATGTCAACCCCTTTCAATTTTCCGGCATACAGTTGATAAAACTCATCAAATGTCATGCCTTTTACGGCTTCCGGATTTATCGATAAATTACCGACTTGCATTATGGTATTGTTATCGCTGTTGCCTCAAGCAATGTGCTGTCAAATCCATCTTTGTCAATTGACAATTCAAGAACATCGGCACTTGATTGCGCAGGAAACACAAATGCATAAGTTCCGTCAGGAGTTTCCGTTACACTTGTAATTACTATTGCGCTCGAGGTTGTCTTATTGTATAAGTCAAAATCAGCAAGCACCAAACCTTTAACAACAACAGGAGCCTTAAGCGTTCCGTATAATGTTTTTAGCTTAGCTGTAAAGCCTGTGGTTGTAATCGAACTGATACCATCAGAAAGCACGTCAACCAATCCTTTTAGGTCAAACAAATCGATTGAAATATCAACAGCAGATATCATTCTGATGTTACTGTCTTTCTCTATAATATCCCATTCGAAATTCAATTGCACTTTTTGACTTTCAGTATCGGTCTTTTTTTGCAATCTTGGATACCAAGTATTGTTGTCGATTTTAATTGGTCTGATATAACCTGTTTTAGTTACGCCATTACCAATTAAATTACCATTCTTATCAACAACAAATGCGCTGAATTTTGTGCAGCCATTTTTCTCAAGCTGCCCAAGAAACTCAGCAGATCCTTTTACGATAATTCCTGTAAAAGTTCTTGCACCTTGCTGAATAAAAATGTTTTTCCCATTGTTCAGCGTTTCAAAAATTGCATCAGCTCTTACGTCCTCGATATTTTCAATATCAGGAGTAGGATACCAACGCTTTGACGGATCAGCATCATTGATGCGTGCATCAAAGAAAACCTGATTAAAAGTTGTAGTAGTGGCGTATTCGTTTATCGTTCCATCACTTGCAAAAGTAGGAACAAGGATAAGACGTTTTGCAACATCCTGAATTGGTACGCAATTAGGAAGTCCGGTGTTTCCTAAAACCACTGAGCAGTTACATACTTCTGACATTTTTATATTTTTTTATTGTTAAATTACTTTTTTGTTGTTACAAATATACTATTTTTTTAACATTCAGTACATTCATCGGTTTTTTTTATTGCCAAATTAATCGCAACCTCAACGCCTGATACCTCATCGGGTATCAATTGTTTTACATGTCCATTTTGATTAATGCTTATTCCAAACTTAGCATGATAAACAAGCTCATGATCGGGAAGTAAACCTATAAGTTTATTTTTCTTAAGATATTCCTTAAACCCAAACCAATAATTGAACATCGGCTTAATGGTATTGGAATAGTGTTTGTTGGTATCCCAATTATCAAACTGAGCCTCGTCCATTACAAACCATCTCATGCTACTTTCTCGCTCGATTGACGATTCAACGTCCTCGACAAACCGATCTCTAAGGACTTCGTACAGGTAAAACATCGGTAATTTATCCCGGAAATTGTCAATAGTTGACAATTCGGAGTTAATCATGAATGGAGTGCCGTTAAAAAATTTCATTACAGGTGGCTCAAACACATCGCCAACAACCGGTGCAATTAAGCTGCTATATTTTACTGTATTTTCTGTAAACGAAATTACATTGTAAGCTATATTGTTTATCTTAACAATGCTATTTACCCTTGAATGAAAAACATTAGGACAAATAGTTGCAGTAAAGGTTCCATCAAGGTTGTTTACAAACGACTTAACAGTACCCTTAGGCTGATATGCCTGTACCAATTCCTTTATTATCTCTGCTGTCGGCTTCATATATCTAAATCAATTGATGTTCTTTGACCTCCGTTTGTTGTCGCTGTCAACGTATCTTTTGTATCTAAAATATTTCTAAAGACAACCTCGACGTTGCCACCTCCAACATCTGTAATTGATGTTTTGCCGGCATTAATAGCTAACAATAATTTCATTGCACTCCTTAAAGATATTCCCGGCTCAATTTCAACGTCCAAGACCGCACCTGTTACATCATCCTGACTAAGCTTATTTATCGCAACATCTAATACAGCCTTAAGCCGTTTCTGCATTATCAGCGTATGTATCTGCGCAACTATTTGGACGTTTAATAAGCCATTCTTTCCACGCTGTGCATACAAGTAAGCAGCCGGCAATACAACGGCAACATCTAATGACATTCTTTTATTTTGCTTCATGCTTAACTGATTCGTTGGCATAGCAACCTCAACTGACATTGCAGCTGAGGCACTACCATACCACATCAAGTTAAAGAATGGAGCTAATGGCATTATACGTCTGCATTAGTTGATTCAACTGAAAACACAATTAACCACGCGAACGAGCCAACAGTCGTTGAAGTAAGCTGTTTAACTGTCAACCCTTCGGTTTCTCTTAACGTAAATACTTGAGATTTTAAATCGTCAAAGAATATGTTTCTGATTTGATTATTTCCGTTCAACAATGTTAAAGGAATTTCATCATTATTGAACGCAATCGGAAAGATTAAATTACCATCAGTAACAGTACCGTTTGTTCTTACTGTAACACCTGCCGGTAAGTTTGAGTTGTTGCTATCAAATTTCTCCGGGGTTAAAGTAGTTCCTGCGCTCGGAGTACCTGATGTTTTTTTCACCTCAAATCTTACACCAACACCTGTAACAGCAGTTAACGACAGGTTTATTGGCAAAATCTTATATACCCTGACAGTTACACCAGAACCTGATGCATTGTGAATTGTAATGTGATGCTTATTGGCTGCAAAAGCAACGGCATCGGCAACAACCGAATATGTTTCCTCCTCGCTTAGATAAACTGATTGCTCAAGCACTGTTTCACCGCCCTTTGTTCGGTTTCTCATTGCCAATTTATCCCCTGTGCTATCAGGAGGAACCTGAGTGAATGTTCTATTTCCCATTTTTAATCTTCTTTGAATATCATAGCTCCCGGTGCAAATATCGGTGTGCTAAGATGAGTTATACGAATTTGATTTGTTAACGCTCCTTTATAAAGTATCTGCCCACCGCTTGTACATATAGAGCCATGCGTTAATGTTTCATCATCGGCAACACCTGTACATTCTGTGCCTGTTACTATGTTGGTATTCTTAGCTGCAGATCCATTAGCATTTGGCGTTCCATCAGCATCACATACAGTCCAATCAGCACCTCGCGTTGTTGCAATTCTTAAATACCCTGTATATGCAGCCTCATTAGTTGAACTTGTGCCACCTTCTCCCGGATCAGCTGTGTGAAAGTGAATGTATAATGTGCCACCATAAGCAGGCATCGCTGTATCTTTGAAAATAAACTTTATCAAGTCATTTTCAGTTACATTTGATTTACTCATTTTTTATTATTTGTTACAAAATTAAACAATTTACCAACCTGTTGGATAATAAACGCTACCCGATTCAACTACTACTCCGCTCGATGCTCTTATTATTTTACTCATTTTATTTTACTTCAATGACTGTTGCTACTCCTGTTGCTGCCGATTCCCAAATGCAAAATAAATCCCCCTTAAATTTATCCTCAAAATAAACATCCCCTGCTGCTAAGTCGATACCAACATTAACAACAGCAGGGTTGATAGTGCTAATCCACATTTTTTTATTTGAATTATTCTTAATCACCAATGAATATCTGTTTATGTTTTTATCTACTAATTTAACAGAAGTTATCGAAGTTGCGACATTGACCTCTGTTTTTTCATTGCCATAATTCGTGTTGTTAATGGTTTCAGAAAGCATTTCATAAAGCTCAGTATTTGTCGTTGGCACTCTGCCATCAATAGAATCGACAATTAAACTACCTGATGCGCCATCCAATGATAAATGAAATTCATTTGACGAATGTAGCAATAGCGCATAAATAGTATTGTCGCTCCTAAATTCAAACTCAACATTTTTCTTTTGATAAATCTTGCATTTTGGCAATATCCCAAATGGCGTTACAGTTCCGGCATAAACACCGAAGTCAACATCTATACAATTAAGACTGCTTTTTATAATCAAATTACTCATGCTTCCTCATGCCATATTACGGTTAAACTCATGATTCTATTATTGCTCGACGGTCTACCTGTCAACAAAAGAGTATTGTTAGGATTAAGAACTATTTTCCCCTTCTCATCCAACGTCATTGAATTATTATCCCTGCCATTAACAGCATTTCGTAGCTCATTACCAACGGCTGACGTGGTTGGAATAGAATGAACAGTCATTACAGAAGTGGCAACAGAGCCAATATTGTTATTTCTTATCGCCTGTAAAGTTCCATTTGCCGTTACGGTTGGATTAAAAAATAATCTCATAAAATAAAGGTTGTTCGTAACGGTGTCACCAAATAGTATTGATGTAATTGCCATTTTCTTTCCGCTACCATTTGGATTTGATATTAACAAAACATTGTTGTCAACTCCTGCATTGGGTGTTGCTATTGTTCCGGAGAAACTGAATGTCTTATCGACAATAGTATGTAGTCGGTAATTATCAATTACAGTTGTCGTGCCTGTTGTTAAATGTGTGTAAATATTTGCAATGGCTGTATTTATAGACGACAGAAACGAGTTTGTTGACGTAAGCAAAGTATTTGTAATAGCAATTAAAGATGCAACAGCATTAACAGCCGTTGTCAAAACTTTCAAACATACTTTTCTTAAATCAAGCCTCATTAATTTCGTATTTTTATTTTTAATTTAGCCTTTAATGTTCCTGTTGTTGTTCCGTTTGGTAATGTTTTAACTCGTATATACTGCATTGGAAATGTATCATCGCTCACAGAATTGACGATATCATCGAGGACTAAATCACCATGACAGCTTTCAACTAAGTTGCTCCAATTAACATTGTCGTTGCTTCGCTCAATTATAAGTATTGGGTTGCCGTCAGTTCCTAACTTAATGACTTCAACTTCCCAAGCATAGTTTAGTGTCAAGCATTCTCCGTTACTTGTTTGATTTTGCGAAGCATCGACATTATCCAATAATTCTATAATCGGATTTTGTATCATACCCAATAAGCCAATTTGAATTCTTGTCCATTGTAATCAGGAAAATCTGACTCATGCTCCCCTATATACCATTGTATCGTTTCAACATTCCTTACAGCCTCGTTGTATCTTTGGTAAACAGTAACCTCAGGATCCGCCTCGTTTGCTGCCTCAACATTATTTACTGTTCCACCGGATACAGTATTCTTGAATTTCAAATCTCGCAGGTATTCGAAATAAACAAAACCAAGAATCATCTCTTTCATGCCCTCGCTTATGCGTACACAATTGCCATCGTCCTCAATTATTGGTGCATAAATAGTAGTGTATGGTGGCGTTTGTGGCAAATATGCCGTAACATCAGCCTCGAATAGCTTATAAAGCTCAACACCAAGCAACCGGATTAAGTATAATTTCTCATACTTATCAATATACTTTTGCAACAAGGCTTCGGTCTGAGTATTTATTGCAACTCTGAATTTCCCTGTAAAATCTTCGGGTTTAATTAGTAATCCCATTTCTCTATTCTTTTTTAAATAAAAAAACCCTGCCCCTACTTAATTCAGGACAGGGCAAACTTGGAATCAAAGCATCTTATTCTACAATTCCCTGCTCACGCAACTGAGTTGCAGTAGTCGGGTGCATTTCATACTCTTGCCCCTTAATCATTCCTCCGGGAGTATCTTTTTTGCACTTAACAGTTACTCTTTCGTTAAACTTTACAACCTTTCCCTCAGGATAAGCCTTATTAATAACGTCTTTTCTTTCGGATAATTCTGTGTTTTCTTTTTCTTTTGCCATGATAAAAATAAATTAAATTAAACAATTAGTGAAATAAAGGGGCAGTTACGCCCCTGTTTTTGATTACGGTTTAGTGATCGCAGTTTTGATTGTAGAAAGTTGGTCGTAAACGAATCCAACAGCTTCATTTGCGCTAATGTAGTGATGTAATCTCATTTCGCCAAGCATTGTAACAAGGTTCTTGCGGAAATCGTCATTCTCATAACCAACTGAAATCTCTAATCCCATGTACTCACGAACATGCGACTTGGTAAAGTCACCAACAAGCACATAGCCTGCAGGGATACGAGTTGTTTCGATAATTTGCAAGCCATAAACTCTGCGACCATCGGCAGATGAGAATGGAGGCAATACATAATGCCCATCAGTTCCTTTTTGCAAATCCATTAAAGCAACATCGCCCGGATTCATGAATACATAATTCGGGTTGAAGCTCCTGTCTGTATCGCTATTGGTAACTATCTGAGCAACGCAGGCGCGAATAGCATCAGAGTTGTTTGGTGTTACAACGGCTAATGCTAATGGTCCGGCAATGAATGCGGCAGCGTACTGAATGATACCATCGAATTCATCAGGGTTGGTATCGTCACCATTAAACACTTTCTCGTCAGCTTTTAAACGCACTCTTGTTTCAAGTTTGCTTCTGATTTCGCTTTCCATAAAGTCGATATCATCCAACATTTCTTTTGATACTTTAATTGCAACAGCAACTTTTTTAGCATTAGAAACTTTTGGTTGAATTTCAAAGTCATGTAAAGGTTTTAAAGCACCCTCTGCAATGAATGATGCATCGCCTTCTTTATTTGCCTCGTCAATCCAAATGATAACAGCGCTTGAAGTTGCGCTATAATCGACAACTTGAATTATTGATGGCGATTTTTCCGGAACATTAACCATACCCGGTATGTACTCAGGCTGTGGCAAGCGACTTGCATTTGCACCTGTGATGTTGCCCGGCCTTGTAATTGTTCCTGCAGCTTTCATGTTAAGCATCTCTTTAGAGCCTGCCTTAATCGCTTTTAACTTTTCAATGTTATCTTTTAAAGTTTTGCGAATTGATGGAAGCTCCGTTTCAACAGCTGCTTTTTCTTTAAGTGCTTTAACGGCAGTCGACAATGCAATTACTTCACTCTTTAATATTTCAATAGTTTCAAGTCCTTTTAATTTTTCAGTTAACGCATTAAGAGATTTTTCGTTTGCCTCTTTTTCACCTTTAACGATTTCGTTAACTTCTGATTTGATTTTCTCAATCAATTCAACTTCTTTTTGATTATCCATTTTGATTATTTTGTTTTGTTAAAATTTTAGGTTATTTATTATAAAATCAACATCAATCCATTTGCTTTCTATCGGCTTGCTTAACTGCTTAGTGTTCTCAACGGCTAATTGCTGAACAAGTGATATTTGTTTCGCCCAAAGATTGCGGATTTGTAATTCGAAATCGTAATTGTCTGCCTTTCTAATTAAATATTCCAACTCAGAATTAAGCATCTTTTGCAAGTCCTCGATGTTACCTTTAAAACCGGTAAAAGGAGTATGGCTGTTTGCGCCAAATGTAACAACAGAACCCTCGAATAGATTTATCTCTTTACATTCAAACACCTCTGCCATGCTATCCAATGCACCCTCGATTGGCATTTTAATCCATTCGCATTTCTCCCAAATGTACTTAAAGCCAATAGAATGCTCTCTGTAAATACCATTCTTATAACGCTCAAGTATAATGTCGCCAAGTGCTGTCTTTTCAATCTCGGCTTCAAACCCAAGTCCGAAGCCATCTTCGAACAATTGGTCAACTCTGCCGGTTGGCTCATTAACATTGTGCTGATGCAAGAACTTTATTTTTCGATTTCCTAAGCTTGCAGGCCCACGCTCCTGAATTGACTTAACAAAAGCACCCGGACGTATAATGTCCATGTCGCTATCAACTATATTGAATGCAGCAAAATAACCTGTTACCTTTCGTGAGCTAATCTGCGGATATCGCTCCTCAGGTATGTCTTGCGACTTATATTCTATTAACGAATTTTTATTTTTTTCTTTCATAGCGTTCAAAAAAAAATACGCCTATTGTTGACGTATTTCATTAAATTGCTTGCACTTCAAAACAAAAGTAACAATTATTTTGATATTTTAATTATTTTTGAAAAAAAATGCTCGATGATTAGATTCGGTAATATTTCCGATTGGGTTCAAAACATGTTCACTTTCGGCAAACGCTCCTACTTTATAAACAGATCCTACATATTCGGACAAAAAGGTGAAGTGTGGATACCGGTTAATCAGCCATACGCTTTATATAATGAAATTCCACAACTAAAAACAGTTGTTGATAAAAAGGCTAAATTGTTTTCGAACATGGAGCTTATTTTGGTTAATAAAGAAACCAAAGAGCCTGTTGAGGATTTCGATTTGCAAAAACTTCTTGCAAAACCAAACGTGCTTCAATCATTCAATAACTTTTTAGAGGAATATAAAATACAAGAGCAAGTTTATGGAAACCAGTTCATGTATAAGAACCAACCAAGTTCTTTACAAAAGTACCCGGTTGCTCTTTGGAATATCAGTCCTCGTTACTTAGCACCGTATTTTTCGGGTAAAGTATTCAATCAGGTTGATTTGAAAGAAATTTTCCCATACTATGTATATAATCAAAACGGCAACACAGCGAAATACGAATCGGAGTATGTAATGTATTCAAAAATAAACGATCTTGACAATCCTGTAATCGGATGCAGTCCTATTGTTTCGCTTCAAATGCCATTATCAAATATTAAAGGCAGTTATTCATATAGAAATGTAATCCTAACTGAGAAAGGTGCTATCGGTATCTTAAGTAATAAATCAAAGGACGGTATGGGCGTTGTTCCGTTGTCGCCAAAAGAGAAAGAGGAACTTGAAAGGCAGTACACTAATGAGTATGGCGCAGGAGCTGGACAAAGACGTGTTCACGTAACCAATTCAAGCCTCGAATGGTCACCAATGACTTACCCGACAAAAGACTTAATGCTATTTGAGGAGGTCGATGCAGATATGTTAACGATAATTGACTTGTACGGACTTAATGTTAATATATTTTCAAACAAAAATAGCACGTACGAGAATGTTAAAAATGGCATAAAACTTGCATATCAAGATACCATACAGCCGGAAGCAGATAAGTTTGCGCAAGCACTTACAATTTTCTTAAATATTGACAAGAAAAATGAACTGATTGCATCTTACCAGCACATTACCATACTTCAAGAAGACAGACTAAGCAAAACACAAACACTTGAAAGCAAAATACGAGCCTTAACACAAGTAAGTCAGCTTGGATTAATTGATGGTGCGTTTCTAAAGGATATAATTGAAACAGAGCTTAAACTTAATAATAATGATTAAGTATTGTTCTTATAAACAATACCAACCCTGACATTGAATCGGCTGCATCGTCATGTTTGCTCTTGCCCTCTTTCAGATAAGAGCAAAGATTTTCTATAAATTGCCTGTACTGATCAGACTGATATTCTTTTTCGAGAAAATAACAATGTCTTTTTATAAATCCTGCATCCATGATTATCCGGGTATGCTTATTTGTTGTCGACACTGCTGTATAAATCTGAGTATTGTTGAGCTTTTTTTGAATATTCCTTGCGAACATAGCTCCCATGTTGTTGCTCTCTACCCTGCAATATTGCGCTCCTTTATTTAAGGCTGCAACACAAAGCTCAAGTCCTACATCGGCATTCTCCCTCGTAAATACGACATCGGTAATGTATATTTTATCCTTTATGTTCCTGCCAATAGGCATTGATAAATAATCGCTACCCTCGTCTGCAACGTCAATGTATGCAATAGAGCTTTCGAATTGCTCGTCAAGCAAGCTGCTTGGTTTAAAATAGTTTAATTCGTTTTTTGGAAACAACAATCCTTTTGCCTCTATTGGATTTTGCATGTATTCAGCCTCAAATATGACGGCATCGATATTGGCTTTTATATCTAAATACTCCTCAGTTGTTTTAACGTCCTCGCAAAACGACTTTCCGTCGATTAAAGCCGGAACAACAATTGATAAGTCGTATCTTCCATCCTCTGTCATCTTGCCAATAACGTCACGCTTGGTCCACCTTGTTCCAATATCTATTTGCGGACAACATTTCTCAAGACGTGAATCGTGCGCTGATTGTTTCCAAGAATGCGTCTTGTCGTTGTTTGTGTCGCTCAATGCATCCTCGAGCGACTTGTAAAGGTCATCCGTAATGGCTAATGCAGAAGCACCAAAGCCAATGATTGTGCCTCCTACGCCGTTGCCGAAATAACTAACTTGCTTTGCTGTGCTTAAATTCCAACCGGATATTGATTGCTTATCCCCTGCAAGTTTAATGTTTGGAAACACATCGACAAACTTATCGGACTTCACTATTGTTCTAACATCGTAACTAAATTTCTCATAAAGGGTGGCTGTGCAAGTGTTACGCATAACGCTTTCTGTTGGTTTTTTCGCCAACGTCCAAGCGCAAAACAAAGAAGTTATATATGATTTCCCGGCTCTCGGAGGCATTGAAACAGACAATCGGAGAATTTCTCCATTGTGAATTTTCATGAAGCCGTCTGCGATTTGCTTTAAAAATGCTCTTTTTGTAAAAAAATCAACATCATAATAAAGACAAAAATCCCAAAAGTTACGCCTTGCGAGTTCCTTTTTCGCCTCCTGAATTATTGCTTCTTGCAAGTTCAAGTAATTGCTCATAAGTTAGATTGCTAAAATTAATCGGGATAGGCTTATTTTCGTCCCCCTCTAATGTTACACGATTTAATTTGGGTTTAAAAAACTCTAAAGCAGCTAAGTAAGCCGTTGAAAGTTCTTTGCCCTCTAATGTTTCAAAGTTTGAAATGAACTTGTCAGCCCCCTCGTTTAAGATGAATGATTGTAATCGCTCCCAAGATGATAGTCCGACTTTTTCTAAAAAAACGGTCTTGCCATTCTTTACTCCTTTTGCTTTTGTGCCTTTACTTTTGTGCCCGAGTTTGAATGATGTTGAAGTCTTAGCCATCTTTTGCCAACTTTTTTAGCAATTAGTAAATAATTTCTTTACCATTATAATGGTGTCTTGCAAATATACGATAATTCTGTTATCTATTACCCCGAATACAATGTCCGATGCTAAAATTATTGGCAATAAAATTATAACTAAAAATATTTTAAGAATAGTATGCATTAATTAGAGCTGTAAATTTTCTTTTCAAGTCTTGCACGTTCAAGTATTCTATCCTGATTATCTTCGATGTACTTCTTTACCTTTCCATGAAGCCAATCAAAGCCGTATATGTGTAATAGGTATCTTCCCGGTACTTCTCCCATTGTTTTGCCTTTGTGTATGCCAAAAGGCATGATGTCGGTGTCGTTCATAGATCAGCTTTTTTGATTAGCATAAATTCTTGTGTGCTAATATAAACAAAAGTATTACATATTTTATCGAGTTTTTCTTTTATGTTGTTGACTGTTAACTGATTTTCTGAATAAAAGTGTTCAGTAAGTTCTTTGTCGTATGCTCTGAATTTTGTAACGTATAAGTATCTCATGTTATTTATTTGATTTTTATAATTTTTGTTAAAAGCGACTTGCTCATTATACCTATTTTTTTTTGTTTTAAGAGCCAATTTCATAATCATCAAAATCGCAAATTGACCTAACAAAAACATGACCTCTATCATCGTGTGCTTTGATGGCTGCGTTCCATGTATCCCCATGTTGGTCTCGTTCTTTTTGTTTGGCTATTGCCATTGTAAATGTTAATGTTTCCAATAAGTCGCCATCATGTTCAAAGTGACTTTTAATTTTATCGTAGAACCATTCTACTGCTGTTTGTTTTTTTTCTGACATATTTTGCGTAATTAGTATTTAAAGATTATTATTTTTTTCCACACACCCCAACATTTAGTGTTTGTGTTCACGAGTAAATCAATTGTATTCTTAAATCGCTTATTCATGCAATCTTGAATGTAGTATTTGCCCGACAAATCACCAACACCAGTTACATAGATGCTGTCACCATATTTGAACCGTTTAAGCAAGTCTTGACTTATGGCTACAATTCTATGTTTGCCGGGATTATCTTTGTTTATACAAAATCCTGATGCTGTTAAATAAGGACTTGCATCTGTTTGGTCGGATTCTGCATTGTAAATAGTGGCATTGACTGTTAGGGTATCAATTACACATTCGTGCTTAGTGTTATCTACAATTATCGGTCGAGGTTTATTCACGAACTTCCATCCTAACCAAATGGTTAGACAAAGCACTAAGACTATTGCTGCTTGTTTGAGGTGTTCCATTTTATTCAAGTTTTAAATATTCTAATTTACAAATTGCCTTATCTCCTGGATATTCTATTTCTAAAATGAAAAATGGCTCAGGAATATCTTTTTTCAAAATTGCTAAAAAATCAGTTAGTTTTAAAATTGTCATTCGCTGACCTGTCAGCTTATGAATTATTCTGTCGCCTATTTCAAAAGTCATATTCAAATTCAACTTTATAGCCCAAATGTTCTAATATTTGCTTAACAATAGTTTCGGTGTCAGTGTTATGACATGGTAATTCTACTCCGTTAATAGTTGTAATAGTGCCATAATGGTCACAACAGCCATCCGTACATTTGTAATCATATTCCTCAAGTTTTATTTTTAACGTTTTCATTTAAAAAGGTGTTGGTTTGTTTTCGATTAATTTAACTTTTGAATTTATTTCGTTTTTGTTTACAAAAATTCCTTTAATATAATACCCAATACTCCCACCCGATTTTACTTGTTTCAAAACAGTACCTCGCTTCCTGTTAACTACTTTACGACAAGCTGTAATTACATAGTCAGGCTCATCCTTAAATTGCCACTTAATACTATAAGTTGTTGTTATTGTTATCTTTAACATATTGCTTAGGTAGTGTTGCCCAGTAGTTATGGGCAATAAAAAAGGGGCTAACAGCCAATACATTCATACTTAAAATAATTGCGTTTGTGCTGTTATCTCTTTAAATCGCTTTTGTGCATCGTTAAAATATGTCGTATCAATTTCCAATCCCACAAAGTCAAGCCCTGCATAATGTGCCGCAATAGCCGAACTGCCACTCCCTAAATGAGTATCTAATACCTTTTGCCCTTTCTCCGCATATTCATCAAACAACCATTTGTAAAGGTTAATTGGCTTTTGTGTCGGATGTATTCGCACCTCTTTATTTTTCATATCTGCCTGAAGCATTCCATGCCAACGGTGCTTTACTTTTCTTACAGCAGTTTTGTAACTTGTCCAAGCCAATTCACAGTCAGCATATCCGTTATCGCCATTAACCTTATCCCAAACAATCCAACAAGGGCTTGCAAAAGGTATTAGATTTATGAAGTGATTTGCTCCCCAGATAATTTGATTTTTACTAACCCTCATCAACTCCGCAAAGTATTCAGGCGGTGGCGGTGTTTTGTCCCAATCTTTTTTCTCATAGGTTTTACACTTTGCCGCACTTGCTCCATATTGAGTTCCGCCTCTTTCATAGTTGCTTGCATTTATCCCATAAGGAACATCCACCACCGCCAAATCAAATTGCTTATCGTGGCAGTTTTTTAGATAATCCATACAATCCACATTAAGTAATTGAACAGCCGCCCCTTTTTTACAGCCCATAACAGCACCTTGCGGCAATGCCGGGGTTCCTGCGTCCTCTGTCTTATTTGTTTTCATATTGTATTTTTAGATCGTTAGTTTTCTACCTCTTTCTCCCGGCACTTCCGCAAGCTGCAAACCGTTAGCGGCAATGCTACGGACTGCTAAAACATAGTCAGTTGTGCTGTAAAATTTTTCCATCTTGTTTCCTGCATTTCAAAATAGTCCTTATCAATTTCAGTCCCCACAAATATTTTACCCGCCTTATGAGCAGCTATTCTGCTTCCGCCACTACCCAAATGAGTATCTAAAATCAAATTTCCTTCGCTCATAAATTCTTTAATTATCCATTCGTAAAGTTGTATTGGCTTTTGCGTTGGGTGTATTCTGTCAATATCAAACTTCTCCTTTGCATTTCCACCGCTCCAAAATTTACTGAACTTTTTTACCACCTTATCAAATGAAGTCCAAGCCAATTCCCCATCTGCATAAGAATTATCTCCAGTTCCTTTATCCCAAAAAATCCAGCATCTTGAAGGTGGCAAAAATTCAGTCATATAATTTCCTCCCCACACAATTTGATTTTGAGATACTCTGAATAGCTGCTCCCAATACTCAGGTGCAGGAATTGATGTGTCCCAATCATTTTGTTTATGGAATTTTGAAGGTCTTACCCTTGTGCCACTTTTAAAGTTTACACTTCCTGCACCTATCCCATAAGGCGGGTCTACGATGGCAAGATGGAAAAATTTATCAGGCACTTGTTTCATAAATTCGATGCAGTCCATATTGAACACCGCACTGCCGCTAACAAGGGCTTGCTGCAATAGCGGGTTTTGTGCATCTATGATAGTTTTGTCGTTCATTTTAAGTTTTGTATTTCAATTAAACATTTGTGGTTTAAGCCCGCTACTGACAGCAAGCCCCGTCACGTTAGCGGTAATGCCACCGCCCTAAATAACGCTTCGGGCATGGAAGCTATTCCTCGCGTTGCCAACCCTTCGCGGTGGACACTACCGCTAACAACGTGTATAACCAATGCAAAAAGGCGTTGACGTGTGTGCTTCGTAGTGAGGTGCACAGTGAAAGAAAAATATTTTTAAATGCCCCCGCGCTCATGGAAATACTAATTGAGGTTTGGACAATGCGATAGAAATTCTCTTGATTGAATCATCGTAATATTCTTTTTTGGTTTCAGAGCCAATAAACTTACGTCCTTCAATTATACAGGCTTCTGCGGTTGTTCCTGAACCACTGTACCCATCAAAAACCGTTTCACCTGGATTTGAGTAAGTTCTAACCAACCATCGAAATAAATCAAGTGGCTTTTGTGTTGGGTGGTCAATCTTATCAACTGAGTTTCCAATGACAGCCGTGCAAGCAATTACACTTCTCGGATAAGACTTATTTGGGTCAAGGTCTGAAACGTAATCTTTTTGCTTACCATAGTTTTCTGTCTGCGGTTTCATTGTTTGTCCCTTGAAATTTCTGTCAAGTTTATCCTGAGTGAATTGAGGGTTATATGTAATCTTGCCACGTCCAAAAACTATGATATTCTCATGTTGTCTCAATGGCATTATATCAGCGTTCAGGTGTCCAGTTGGTCTTTTCTTATCCCAAATAAGTTCATATTTGAAAAATCCTTGCCGTGATATTACTAAGTGAGAAGTGAAGGGTTGAGAAGCTGTAAACACAAAAGCACCGTTTGGTTTTACAACGCGTTCCCACTCTAACCACATTTCAGCAAGGTTGATAGGTTTATCCCAACCGTTCTGAGTAGTTGCATACGGTGGGTCAGTCAACATCAAGTCAACGGACGCATCGGGCAGACTTTTAAGTAAGTCCAAACAATTACAATTCAGTAATTCAATTCCCCCGCTTCGCATTTAAAAATATTTTTAGTGTGTGTTCCATAGTTACTATTGTGTTCGCCTTTTTGCACTGGTTATACACTTGATACATTACCTGCAAGGGCTAAAGACGAACTTTATCTATAAATTTACAGGTGTTTTTCATTGGATTGTAGTCTATTTTCAGTATAATATAATCGTCTTTGTTTTCATTTTGTTTCTTCATATAATCACCGCA